GAGGGTGAGTCTGCTGCTGATCGCAAGCGTCGAGAGTCATTCAAGGCCCGACACGCTGAAAACATTGCCAAGGGCAAGATGTCTGCCGCTTATTGGGCTAACAAAGTAAAGTGGTAATTGACACGCATCCATTTTGGCATTGCGTGATCGATGACTTTTTCGAAGACCCGATCAGCCTAGCGAGAGAGTTCCCAGCGAAAGACGACCCATGCTGGTTCCGCTACGACAACCCGCTGGAAGTTAAGCAGACTTGCAACGACTGGCACCACTTCAAGCCGGAGACGTACAAAACCTTTAGTCACCTGCTAAGCCCAGAATTCACTCTAAAGCTGCAACAACTAACAGGAGATGACTTAGGGCCAGACATAGGTCTACACGGTGGTGGACTGCATCAACACGGTAGAGGCGGCAAGCTAAACGTCCACCTAGACTACAACATTCACCCTAAACTCCACCTCCAGAGACGCTTAAACCTGATTGTTTACCTAACGCCAGGATGGAAACCAGAGTGGGGTGGACACTTAGGACTGTACAAAGACCCCGACACACTGGTAAAAGTAATTGAACCTAAGTTCAATCGGGCTATAATTTTCGACACTAGAGGCAGTTGGCATGGTTTACCTGCTCCGCTGACTTGTCCACAGGATGTCACCAGAAACAGTTTCGCTGTGTATTACCTGTGCGAGCCAAGTACAACGGACAGTAGAACCAGAGCGTTATTCGCTCCAACTGCCGAGCAGAAAGGCGACGCTGACGTAGACAAGTTAATACGTCAGAGGTCAAGTTAAAGTTGACCGATCGCCCGTTAGGAGTCGGTAAGTGGACACAAAAGAAGTCGAAAGTTCTGAAAAGGGGCGCAAGAGACCCCCTCGCGCTGGATTAGGTAGGCCAGCAGGTATTCCGAATAAGACTACGCGAGATGTCAGAGAGGCGATAAAGCGTATTGCAGAGGAAAACGCCGACGAGTTTGCAAAGTGGATTGCAATGGTGGCGTATGGCGACGGTGACAAAGTAAAGCCTGACCCTGCCAAAGCTGCTGACCTGTACCTAAAGGCTATCGAGTATCACATTCCCAAGCTAGCCCGGACAGAGGTAGCAGGCGACCAGAATCAGCCAATGCAGATGGTGGTGACTTGGGCAGCAGAGAAATAATCATCCCCTACAGTCCGAGGGAGTCTCAGTTAGAGATTCATCGGGCTATGGAGGATCACCGCTTTACAGTGGTGGTGGCTCATCGAAGATTAGGGAAGACTGTCTCTGCCATCAACCAGCTAATTAAGTCAGCGGTGATGTGCAACAAGGAACGTCCACGGTTTGCCTACATTGCTCCGACATATGCTCAGTCAAAACGAATCGCATGGGACTACCTGCTCCACTACACCCGTCCTCTGGGAGCCACACCAAACATTTCAGAGCTTCGTGTTGACTTTTGGGATCGCAGGATCGGACTGTACGGATCGGACAACCCAGATTCCCTCCGGGGGTCTTACTTTGACGGAGTGGTACTCGACGAGGTGGGGGATCAGAATCCCAAAATCTGGAACGAGGTAATTCGTCCTGCCCTAGCCGACAGACAAGGCTGGGCAATGTTTATCGGCACTCCTAAAGGCCAGAATCACTTTTACGATCTACGGAACCGAGCGCAGGATGAGCCTGGGTGGAAACTGTTGGAGTTCCGCGCCAGCCAGACGAAGATCATTGCTCAGTCAGAATTAGATGACGCGCTCCGGGAGATGGGGCGGGACAAGTACGACCAAGAGTTTGAGTGCTCATTCCACGCTGCTATCGAGGGTGCCTATTATGGTCAGATCCTTAACCAGATGGAGGGAGAAGGTCGATTCTGTGCTATCAGCCGGGATGACCTTTGCAAAACAATCGCTGCGTGGGATCTGGGGATTGGTGACTCGACTTCGATCTGGATCGCCCAAGTCCACGGACAAGAAGTCAGACTCCTAGACTACATCGAGAACCACGGTGTTGGACTGGATTGGTACGTCAGGGAACTGCGAAATAGAGGTTGGCACAAGGCCGAGCATATCGTCCCGCATGACGTACAAGTTAGAGAGCTAGGGTCTGGCAAGTCGCGTCTGGAGGTGCTCCAGCAGGCCGATCTCAGTTGCACGATTGCACCACGTTTATCTGTGGATGACGGTATTCAGGCAGTCAGGCGATTACTCCCGCGCTGCTGGTTCAACGTTCCGGCTACAAGCGAGGGATTGAACTGTCTGCGGAATTACCGGCGGACTTTCGACGAAAAGCAGAAAGTCTTCTATGATAAGCCTTTACATGATTGGTCGAGCCACGGATCAGACGCATTCAGGTATCTTGCAATCGGTCTGAATGAAACGTCATCCTGGTCGAAACCGATCAACGTTAATACAAGGTGGGTGGTCTGATGCTGATGCCACAAGGTTTCATCGTCCAGAAACGAGAGTTCGAGGCTTTGCAACGCAGGGTCGAGGAACTGGAAAAGAAACTCGCTGAACTGGAAAACAAAGAGCCAGAGAAGCGAAAATACATTCGGCGCGAGGTGGTAAATGGATAACGGGCGACTCACTGGCATTCTGCAAGCAGAGATCGACGATGCTATTGGAATGCTGGACAGCGAGACTACGGCAGAACGTGCCGAGGCTCTGAACTACTACCTTCGCAACCCATACGGCAACGAGCAAGAGGGCCGCAGCCAGATCGTGACCGGCGAGGTTGCAGAGGTCATCGACGGTGCGCTTCCGCAACTCATCCGCGTATTCACTGCCAGCGACGATCTAGTGCGTTTTGAGCCGGTTGGTCCGCAGGATGAAGAAGGTGCAAAACAGGCGACCGATTACGCAAACTGGGTGTTCACGAAGGACAACAACGGTTTTGCAATCCTGCATGACTGGTTTAAGGATGCGCTGCTTGCAAAAACCGGGACGGTAAAAGCGGTCTGGGAAGAAAATATTGACGTTGACGAGGAAGCCTACCGGGATCTGACGGATACCGAGCTTGTCCTGTTGCTGTCGGATGAGTCGCGTGAAATCGTCGGTCAGGAAACGAACGAGCAAGTAACACAGGTTCAGATGCCGGACGGTACGGTGATGGATCAGGCGACGCGCACGCACAATGTTGTCGTCCGCAAAAGAACTAAGTCTGGCCGGATTCAGATTGACTGCGTTCCTCCTGAAGAATTGATTGTCAGCAAGAAAGCGCGATTCGGTGAATCGAAATCACCGTTCATGGCGCATCGTCGGCTGATGACCAGGACAGAGCTTGTCCAGATGGGGTTCGACAAGGATCAGGTTTATCAACTGCCTGTTTACAACAGTCTGGACTTCACCGAGGAGCGGATTGCTCGGTATTCGCCTGGGGAGGAACCGTTTGAGCAGGATAGCCTGGACGAATCTATGCAGGAAGTCGAAGTTTACGAGGCTTATCTGTATGTTGACTTCGACGAGGACGGGATCGCAGAGTTACGTCAGATTTTCTACAGCAACAACACGATTCTGACCTACGCTGACGGGCGGGAAGCCAACATCCCGACCGATTACGTTCCATTCCATGTGATCTGCCCGATCCCGATCCCGCACAAGTTTTTCGGTCAGTCGCTGGCAGACCGGACGATGGACATTCAGCTAATCAAGTCCACCGTCACTCGGCAGATGCTGGACAACCTGTATCTTATCAACAATGCTCGGATGCAGGTTGTTGACGGTCAGGTGAACCTGGATGACCTGCTGAACGTCACTCCTGGCGGGGTTGTCCGCACCAAGTCAACGGGTGCTGTCGCTCCGATTCAGGTGCCGGACATTACCGGTTCTGCGTATCCCATGCTGGGTTACTTCGATAGCGTGCAAGCCAAGCGTTCAGGCGTATCGGAGACTTCCCAAGGACTTGATCCCAACATCCTGCAAAACGTCACCGCTGCCGCTGTCGCAGCGACGATGCAAGCAGGGGCTGGCAAGATGGAGCTAATTGCTCGTCTGTTCGCTGAGACCGGGGTTAAAAGCCTGTTCCGAGGCATTCTGCATTTGCTGTGCAAGTACCAGGATCGTCCGCGACTCATTCGGATGCGCGGCAAGTTCGTTGAGATGGACCCGAGGGAATGGTCGAATCTGTACGACGTTTCGATCTCGGTCGGACTCGGGACGGGGTCGAAGAACGAGCAGATGGCTATGCTTCAGATGATTTTGGCGAAGCAAGAGCAGATTCTCACGCAATTCGGCCCTGCTAATCCTCTGGTGTCTGTCGGGCAGTATCGGGCAACGCTTGGACGGTTTATCGAGGCGGCTGGGCTGAAAGACTCAACCGAGTTCTTCAAAGAGATTCCGCCGGAACTCGACCAGCAGTTGAGCAATCCTCCGCCGCAGCAGCAGTCTAATCCTGC